GAAAGAGAAGCAGCAGACATAGTTAAAAATAATATACCTAACTATGATTATGTATCTGAATTTGTAAAAGGTTTAAGAAAATTACCAATAGGAAACTTTGTATCTTTCCCGGCAGAGATAGCAAGAACAGGAACTAACATTGTTAGACGTGCATTAAGAGAGATTAATGAGGAGATTACATTACCTAATGGTCAAGTGGTAAAACCTTTTCAAACTACGGGTTATACAAGATTGTTTGGCTTTACTACTACAGTAGCAGCTGTACCTACAGCAACTGTTGCAGCATTCCAGGCGCTATACGATGTAACTGATGAAGAAAGAGAAGCTATCAGAAGATATGTAGCTCAATGGTCTAAGAACTCTACAATACTTCCTATTAAATTAGAAGATGGTAGCTTTAAATATATAGATTTTAGTCATGCTAATGCTTACGATACATTATTAAGACCATTACAAACTGTAGTTAACTCTGTTCAAGACGGTAGAACAGATGAAGATGGTATCATGGATGACCTGTTAAGAGGTGTGTTAACTTCTATGAGTGAGTTTGCTCAACCATTTATATCAGAATCTATTTGGACTGAAGCTGTGTCAGATATTATTATGAGAGGTGGAAGAACAAGAGATGGATTCCAAGTTTATAATCCTGAAGATACTGATGGAGATAAAGCAAGTAAGATTATGGCTCACTTAGTTGAAGCACAGATGCCTTTCTCATGGCAACAATTAAAAAGATTAGACAGATCAATTAAACCTGTTGATGTAATTACTAAAGGAAAGTTTGATGAGTATGGTCAAGAGTTTGAATTCGGCGATGAGTTCCAAGGTCTATTTGGTTTCAGAGCAGTAAGAGTTAATCCTGAAAGAGGATTAAGATTTAAAGTTGCTGACTATCAAAAAGGTGCAAGGGATTCTAGATCATTATTTACAAGGGTCACTTTAAAAGGTGGACCAATTGAGCCAAGAGAAGTTGTAGACGCATACATTAATGCTAACCGTGCATTGTTTAACAATAAAAAAACTTTAAAACAAGACATGGACGCTGCATTATTACTTAATATATCAGAAGATAATTATTATTCAGCACTGGATAGAATATCTAATAGAGAAATCGGATCTCTTGAAGCCAATGAATTTACACCAATGACTATTTCAAACGAAGTATACGCGGCGTTTGAAGCAAACGCAGAAAAAATAGGAGCATCAAATCCTTTAGAAGCAGCCTTAGATGCTATTGTAGATATACAAGAACAGTTAGCAAATGTTTCTTTAACACTTCCTGAACTACCGTTAATTGAGAATCCTTTACTTCCAATAATGCAGGACACGCCTATCACACCTACGGCATTAAATCTACCTAATATTGACAGTCAATTAGTGTCACAACAGGTGCAGGGAAACAATTATAATAACTTGACAACTCAACAAAAACTAGATTTATTATTTGGATAAAATTATGGCAAAACAAAACGCATTACAGAGAATAGATTCTCACGAAAAATTATGCAGGATTATGCAGAAACAAACTTACGATAAAATACACAAGCTAGAACATCAAATAAACAGGATAGAAAGCATTTTATTAGTATCTGTAGGAGCCTTGATTACAGGTATGGCATATGTTATATTTACTTTATTAACAAAATAAAAAATCATGCAACTATCAAAACATTTTAAATTAGAAGAGATGACTAAATCAATGACCGCGACTCGTAAAGGTATTGATAACTCACCAGGGGCCGGGGATATTAAAAATTTGGAGAACGTATGTTATGAAATTTTGGAACCGGTTCGTGCGCACTTTGATAAACCCATTACTGTTACCTCTGGTTACAGAT